AAATCACCGTTTACACCGCCTCCAGCGTTGTTGGGAATTCCCGGCAGAGTAATACTGCTATCGGTAAAATCCCAAGTATCTGACCAGTCTTTTGGTGCTTGGCAAATAAACATATTAGAAGTTGCGTTCCAATATAGTGAAAAGCCCATACCAATATTACTGAACCAAATACGCTGTAGCGTAACACGGCTACACGCAGTTCCTGTTGAGGGTTCGGTGTCTAAGGCTGAAACATCAATCTTAGCAACTGCACTTTCTCCCGTGCCATCACTAATATTGGTAAATTTCATTACCAGATTTTTACCACCGTCCTCTATTGTTTGTGATGTTACTGCATCAGCCATTATTTACCCCCTTACTCGAATGGAGTAGCTAGTGTGCCGTCACCATGAAGGAATGCTTCACAATGCCATACTGCTGCTGTTGTTGCTTTCAAGCGAATTATACCGCCTACAAGCCAGCCTTGAGCTGCTGTACCTAAATCAATAGTATCGTCATCACTGGCATCAGGAATAAATGTATTATTATCTGTTGCCGTTGCTGGATCAAAGATCGTAGCAAAGCCAGAAAATAAATCACTGGTATTGTCTGTATTAATTTGTCCTGCACCTGTAAAAGTTGTACCCACTATAAAGGTATAGTTCAATCCAGCTACTGCAGTTGGTAGTGTAACAACAATACCTGCTGCCCTGTTAAGGGTATAAACAGTTCCTGAATCCGTTGATTCAACATTTTTAGTTGCAGTAGTAATACTACTAATATTTGAGTAGGAAGATACATAACCTGTAGTAGTAATATTACCACTGGTATCAATATCTAAATTTGTTGTGATTGCACCAGTCGTGGAGTTTTTGCTGATTTGTTCAAAACCATTCTCCGACCTGACTGGTCCATTAAATGTGGTGTTTGCCATAATTTAGTCTCCTAAATAAATCTATAGTCTTGGCAAGTCTGCTAGGGCAGTCTATAGATATTAAAAAATCCCTAGAAAAAAGGGGTGACAGCTAGCAGCCACCCCAGATTTATTAACTACTGCCGGGTGATCCGTAGATTCCCAAGTAGTCGCTGACTCCAAATGAGTACCTTTCTCTAGCTTTGTATCTTGCATTTCCAGTGTCAAAGTCACCGTCCATAGAAGTTTCCAAAGGTGTTCTAGTGAAATGTTTCATTCCATTTGGAACATCAGTTATAACGTACCAAGCGTTGCTATCTGTTAAGTAGTGATTAACAAAATAACCTTCTGGAATTGATCCGTTATTTCTGAGTGCGTTTAAGTCGTTATCAGCCGTACCCACTCTACCAACTGTGTCTAAAAGACGAGTTGCAGTGAATTGTAAAGCTGATGGGATAACTAAACGCTTTGGCTTTGCTGCCACCAAAAGTCCACGTTCATCTTTAAACGCAGCAATATCTATTACTGCATTCTCTAATGAAGTTTCGTTAAGGTCAGCTGCGGTAGATGGGCGATTGTCATTCTTCCCACCTGAAACCAAGGGGTGTCCGTCACCACCAGTCACACCGTCACCTGAAGCCGTGAACAAGTTCACGCCATCACCTGATTGATATGAGTTAGTGAATCCATTGTTTAATGGATTAACGGCTTTTACCTGCTTGGTGTAAGCCATAGCTCTAGCTAGTGCTTTTGTGTATCTAGCAGAAAGAGAGTCATAGAGGTTATCCTCCATCGCTTCTTCTGTAATACTAAAGCCCATCGCTATTGTTTCGTGATTATAACGAGCAGTATAAGTTTCTTGTGCTGAATCATAAGTGATTGCAGAACCTTCATCTTTTACTGGAGCCGCATCAAATCCACTTAACTTTACTTCTTCCTCGAAAGCTCGATCAGAAGATTCAGTTTCGTAGATAACTGCAGACTCATCATCATAAGCACCGTATTCGTCCCCAAAGAGTGCATTCAATCCCGGAAGTAACTCTTTGAGCATTTGTGCTCTTGAAATAGCCATATCTTATCTCCCTTAAATACCAGTGGTATTGTCGTATTGATGCCCTGCGTTGTATTTGACGATTACATCTGTGTAAGTATCACCAACTGAGCTGAAGGGTCCATCTACAAAGTCTATGACTCGTAGAGGGAGTGTAGCAGTCGTAGCTGCGGCTGTGGAGCCGTCAACTGCGTTTTTACTACGCCCAATGCTCGTTGAACCTGAAGTTTGAACTACGCCAACGTTGTTACCAAGATTGGTTTGAGCTAATGAAGCATCGCTTTGCATTTTCAACAATACACTAGGATCGTCAAGAACGTAAGCAACCGCATCAGAAGCAGCTATACTAGCTTTCCAATATTGGTTATAAGTAGGCTGGTTAGAATTAGGATCAGTGTAGAAACATCCCATGAATACACCAACGGGTGTCATGGTTGCTGTTCCTGCATCTTTCTCTATCGTACCAGCAGCTACTATTTTAACAAAGTCACCGTAGAAAATATTAACGGCATAGGCACTGGCAATCTTTATGTGTCTTACTTTTCCTGTAAAGGAACCGCTTGAACTTAAAGTACCAACTGGCTCTGCACCGTTAGGAGTAGCTGTTGTAGCCATATTTTTCTCCGATTAGGGTCAATGTTATAAATTAAGCTGTCCTTAATAAATTAAGAACCGCCACCAAATTTAATCTTCGTATCCCTTTCTGGTTTGAGCAGAGGCATACGAGGATCATTTTCTCGTAGATAATTTCTATCAACTCCTTCCATCTGATTAGCCGCTTGTTGGCGGTAATACGCATCCCTTTTCTTCATTTGCTCTTCAGGGGCTTTACATAAAAGTAAACCACCTATTTCAATATTGCCTTTTTTGGCAAACTCTGAACCGTAGTCAGATGGAATTTTTAGTTCTGGATGATCTTCTGCCATTACGGGTTCCCAGCCTTCACGAAAACGTCCTGAGACATTTAAGTTATCTGATTCACCGTTTATGGAAGTTCTTATCCATCTAAAAACCCAGCCGTCTTGTGGAACAGGATCGGGTAATAAAGATTGGGGAAGATAGTCGTCTGATGGACGGGTATCTTCTTTTCTTTCATCTACATTTCTAGGTGCACGTTCATCAACTACAGTTTCTTCTGTTACGGTTTCTTCTGTGTTGTTATCATTTATTTCAGACATTACATTTTCTCCTTAATGAGTTCTTTAGCATATCTTTCTGGACTAAGCCCAAGACGCTTTGCGAGGGCGACTTGAGTTGCTGTCAACTGCACTTTGCGGGGTCTGCTACCGTTGTTACGGGTAGCGGGTGCGACCACCGATTGGGTATTTCTAGGTGTCGCAGTCTCAACTTCAACATTTTCAGTGTCTCCGTATTCTGAGCTAGTAGTTTCCACCTCGAAATAATCTGGGAAGCGTTTACGCATTCGCTTATCCACTTCCACATAATACTGGTCTGACGTAGGAGATATACCTTCTTTAGTAACTAAAGTTTCATGTATCCCGTAAGCCAAAGCCGTCATTTCCTTCTGATCCTCCGCCCCAAACCAAGAATTATCCTTCAACCACGTTACCGCTTTTGGATCAACTTGCGGAGGATTCTGCATTCCGTAAGCTTGCTGTGATTGTTGTTGCTGTTGCTGTACGTTGGGTGGTCGAGCAAATTTTTGTTGTGCTTCCAATCTATTAAAATGATCGTTAGCTACTTTTAATTCACTCTGAGCCGATAACATCTGTTCAGTGGCATCGGTTAAACGCTCTGAATCACCCGACTCATAAGCTTCCTTGTGTTGGTTTTTGGCTTTATCAAGCTCGGCTTCCGCCTTTGCTTTTACCTGTGACATTAAAGCACCTTCTCCACGTTGTACCAACGCTTGCAATCTTTGATTTTCCCCCTGTTGTTTACGGGCAAAATTTACCGATTCGTCTCGTAAGCGTTCAGCCGCTTCCTTGGCTCTGCGTTCTTCATGGAATTCGTACTTTAATTTATTGATACGTTTTTTAACTTTATCGTCAACGTCATCAATCTCTTCCTCTACTTCTACTCGATCAGCTTTTTTCTGTTCTTGAGAACGAGGCTTTTTACGATCTTCTTCAGGTCGATCATCAATGATCTCTATATCTAAGTCAGACGGTTCTTCTACTTGAGGCTTCTTTATCTCTACTTGACTACGGATGCCTAAAAACTTTTCTTCCCTAGAAATAGGTTCTTCGATCACTTCTGCTTCTTCAATGTTTTCTTCTGGTTCCTGATTTACCATTTCTTCTTGTGTACTCATACCTTAACAACCCCCCTTGGGTCTTGAACAACAGCTTCTACACTGTCGTCATTGATTAAACGAAATTCTTTACCGTGCACTAAAAATCGAGTGCCCGTATATGAACGCATTAATATCCAGTCTCCTTCTTCGCAGTAAGGTCCATTAGGAAAACGCCTTTTGTCGTTGTAAGCGTCAGGTCCTAACTTCATTACAAATCCGCATATTGAACCTACGGATTCCCTTTCTACAAGTGAAGCAGCTTTGATAATTCCCCCTTCCGTTTTTTCATCGGCTTCGGGTAATGCTATCAAAATTCGATAACCAGAGGGTTCTGGTAATTGTTTCGCTATGGGAACAGCTATCTCTTCAGGGAGCTGTTCTTCTATTTTTTCTACGGTTTTCATAGTTCACCTTGTTTGCACTGGATAGGGTCCAGAGTCCCTGCGTCATTATGACGTTACTGATCTGCTATTTCCAATAGGTCTAACAAATCCCGCTCTATTAAAGCTAAACCAGCAATAACTCCCGTTAAATACCGATATTCGCCAAAATCCTTACATCCTCCACCACTGATTGCGTCAGAATGATCATTCATTCTTTCTCTTATTTTTCCTCTCAGTGCGTCAGGAAAATTCTCTCTGCTCATTTCAGCCATTATTTTTTACCTTTTTTCTTACTGTCTATATCCAATAAGGTTTCTGCTACATCTTTACCGATCTTTGCCCCCGCTATCTTCTCTTGCGAAGTAATGGCTTCTTTATCGGTAATTAGGTCTGCTCCTATCTTGGCTCCTGCTATTTTTTCCTGCGATTCAATCTTCTTGAGATCAGCCGCTATCTTCTCAGCATCAGCTTTCATCTTGCGTTGTACGTCTTGTTCTCTAATATCCAACTCACGTTCACGTTGTTGAATTACAGGGTCTTCCATCTTCTCTTGAATTTCTTTTTGACGTTGTTCGGCTAGGTCTTTATTAAGAACTCGCTGTGCTGCTTCTGCTACCAGTTTGGATAAACGTACTTCTATATCCTCTGGAAGCGGTTCTTCTGGAGGAGGTAACGGCACACCTAGTTGTTCTTCTATTTCCTTACGGTACTGGAAGCCTATGTGTTCAGTAACGTGCTCAGAGAATGCTCCAAGTATTGCATTAGCATTAGGACTTTGCCCGATTAATTCTTTTATCTTCGGATCATCTGCCATCGCCATATGAGTTATGATGTGGGCTTCGTGATCTTGATACATGAATGCTTTCACTGGCGTTTCATTCAATATATTCATATTTTCAGAAACTGGGTTAAGCGGTTCTATATCATCTTCTAAAGGCACGATTGAATCTGGATCACGGATACCTAATACTTCCAGCATCTGACGGTGTAATTCCGCCATGTTATACATTTGCGGTGCTTGCTGTGCTAACTGCAACGCAGCTTGGTACTGCATGATTCTCTGTGCTGTGGTTGAAGCATTTGGATCAGCTACAGGAATAACATCAATTCTGTCATCGAAATCTTCTGGTAATAATTCCTGTCCTTCAGTCGCATAAGGATATTCAGTGGGTCCAAAGTCCCTCACAATACCCGTCAATATTTTTAGTTCCTGTTTCATCGAAGCAAAAATTCTGGATTGTACTGATCCCATGACTTTCATGGATCGTTCCAGAATAGCTAAAGTCGTTCCTACGGGAGCCTGATTATTCATGTCAGCCACTTTCATATCAGCTACTGACGCAAATCTTCTCCCCTCTTCCACCAAATTATCCAGTAATTGATAGAGTACGGCAGACGGTTCCTTGTAGGGCAAGAAGGTTATGTTGTCCCTGATTGCACCTCCGGGAATATCCACATCCCGAAACTCTCCGGGCATAATGGGCGTATCGTCCCCCTTAATTCTTAGTCCTCTGGCTTTTAAACCTCCGGGTAGGTTGGAGAGCGTACCAGCATCCACTAATTGTCGTAACAAACTGGTAGCCGACTTCGCTATACCACCAATTAAATGAATAAGCCCGAAGCCATAAAATCCTAGTCCGGGGAGATATTGGTAGTGAACGAAATGCTGTCGAGGCATCTTTTGTTCATCATCTTCATACCAGTTTCGTCTTATAGATAAGATGGTTCTGGATGCCAACTCTATTGTTACGATATAGGGGAGAGCTATGCCCGTAGGCTCTCCGTCCTTC